GACAGTCGTTCGTCTAAGGGCACTATCTTCGCCACCCTTGCCAATATCTCAAGACTTCCCCACAGTATTGGCTTTCCCTTATGTCCTGCCGTGAGGTTCCCCGACAACATAAGCGGATGCGTAGCAGACAACAAAAAAGCCGCTTAACTAAGTACCTTGGTTGCACCCACTGAGAATCCCCAGTGGCAAGATACTTAAATAAGCGGCTAAGATTGTTGTGTGCAACGACAACGGAACGAATGGTATCACAACCCAGTAGGGGGCTGTCAACCCCCTACCAGGCTCATGCTGTGAGCCACAGATAACAGGTCATGAAACCCGCTACCCAGGCAAAGCAGATCATGACCCAATCATAAGGTGCATGTTCGCGCGTATGGGGGCTATCTAATGAGGGATAGATGTGGGCACGTGAGGGGCTGTTATCGTGTTTCATGATTTGTCTTTCTAGGGGCCGTAGCCTCGTTATTGATTTAAAGCAATCCTTTATAACGCATCACAGCAGCAGCCATGCGTTCGCATTTGTCTGAGTCAATTTCTGGATAGGCACATTCAATGTTGTAACTAAGTGTTTCAACATCCCAGCCATCGCATGACTCTAGACAATTTTTTGCATGGGTAACCGCATCGCGTAATACCCTAAATTCTTCAACACGTTTTACTTGATATTCATTCATGGTTACTGTCCTTTAGGTTATGACTGTCAGGATTGACAATCCGCTAGCCCACTGTCACTAGGCTAGCAGTTGACAATCACAGATTGTGTGCAAGTATTGGTAAACCGCCTATACGTGATTTAACCCACTGAAAATAGTTAGAGTACGGCACGTTACAGCGTAGGCCTTCGCCAGTTGCTAACACAAACCCTTCAGGTTCTGTAGCGCTATCGGGTACAAGCTGCAACACGCCGTTTTCTGTAGGCGTACTGGGTTTGTAGTACAGATACAGTGCATCCATGTTGCCCATAATTGCTAAGCCTTGTGACAATTTTTGTCCAGCAGCCGCACAATCGTTAACCATTTGCATAATGGTTTGTTCATACTTTGCCAATGTTGTCATGATTACTAATCCTTTGAATTGGTGCAACAGTACACCCCAATGCCCTACACGTAAGGCATCAGGTTATGCTGTCAAGCAGCTATTGACTCTTCTACCCGACAGGCAGTGCAGTCGTTCCAATTGTCTTGCAGGAAACTGTCCAATTCCTGGTAGGTTTGAAACTCGTATTCTTCGCCACACTCACGGCATGAGTGAACCCAAAACACGTCAAACCCGATAGAGCAAGCCACACAACCAGCCCAGTCTTCGTCCCAGACCCAGACATTGCCTGAAGACTCGTTCAAACCGGCTTGAGTGTAGGGAGTTGTTGACAGACCGGCTTTGCGTATAGCAATCAGACAGTCTGCAAGTCGTTCCAAGTCTGCGCCCTGAAATTGCTCAAACAATGATGATTTATCGTTGCGTTGCATGGTTACTAACCTTTCTTGAAATACTGCAACAGTGCAGTGCAAAGGGCAGACCCGCTACCCTTCACGCTGAACTATCAGGCAGTGGCTAACAAACGATCAAGTTTGCTCTTTGCTTCGTTGATTGCTTCGCCGATCAAGTCTTGATAGTACCCGCCGGATTCAGTCACAAAGTCTTGGCGGTTGTCGTAAAGGTTACCGCCCAAATAGGCTTCACCAAGCAAGACGCCTTCTCTGTATGCTTGAACACGAACAATAAACCAATCAAGCAAACCAAGATCAATTTTGCGGCACATCTCGCCAATGTCTTCGACGGTATCGTCGAACAAGTCGCGGGGGTGTGTGTCTTCGTATGTAGTAGAGCAAACAATGTCAAAGCCATTGACGGTTTGCTTGTCGATTGTGTCGTAGTGTTGCATGGTAACTTACCTCTGTTTAAATGCTGTCTGACGTTAGACAGTGATACGATTATATATCTATAACGTGAGACACTGCGATTATGTCTACACAAATATTTCTATCGTAAACCAGGTCGTGATAGCCAGAAGCTATGCCGTAGGTATTGTCTATATAGATATAGAGTCTATCACTAAAATAGACTGATAGGGTGTGTGTCTATATGTGTCTATGCTTGTCTGTCAGTCAAGACAAACTGAGGTGTGACTATCACCCCCCCCGCCCAGGACGTTATGCAAATTTTGCATAGGGGGTCGGTCGCCCTGTCATGACTGCTCATCATGACTGCTCACTGCTCACCATAGCTGTCAGACTTGGGTTGGGTGACTGACACAGAATCAGCACGCAAGACGCAAGCACGGCGGTCAGTGAGATGGGTTTGGATATGCTAGAGGGCGTGCCCCCAACTTCTCCCCCCCATAAAAAATTTACAGTTTTCTGGTAGAGTTTTATCTGTCAGGGGTAGTTGCCTGACATTCTCCGTTAGTTGAAAAGGTTAGCCCACGTAACTCACACTTGCGTGGGCTTTTTTTCGGGTATATGATATGGTTATCTGTAGAGGGGTAGACATGGCGATACAAGAGATTGGGTTAGAGCGTGGTATTGGGATGCCTAAGGCCAGGGTGGTGTATGCCTACCCGTATGAGGAGATGGATGTAGGGGATTCGTTTGTTGTGCCTATAGAGGCCAGAGCGAAGGTGTTGAATGCCAACTACAGGGCTGGTAGGCGTTTAGGGTTGAGGTTCATGGCAAAGACAGAGGGTGATGTCATCAGGGTCTGGAGAACAGCGTAGATGGGTGATAACTGGTTATGGGCAGAGGAGGATGAGTTGCGCTTGATGTGCGTGACGCTCAGTCGTTTGTTGTACCAGTACCAGGTGAATACGGTGAATGTGGTGAATGAGGCTTTGGACTATGGATACAGACAAGGATATGCAGATGCAGTTGTACGAATCTCGATTGCGTCTGAAGAGGGAAATGCAACGCGCCCTGTCTTGCATTAGCCCGAAGGCAAAGAGGGTGTTGGCGAAGGAGTGGGAAGACAAGTACTCAGCCATCTTCTACCGTGAGTTGATTAACTGTGCCCGTAGTCGGGATGTGTCAGAGACAATTGCAAATTGGAAAGTAGATGAACTTTGACCTGAAGCAGTTTTACAAGTTTTGCTCCGAACTCAAGATTGAGACAAAGGAGGAGGGTTTGAAGAAGATGGGTAACCTTCTGGGGACTCAGACGTATGTGATGAATGAGATTAAGAAGGGGCTGGACGAGGATGTCCACTTCTTTGTCATCTTGAAGGGACGGCAGCTTGGCATTACAACCATCTCACTGGCACTTGACCTCTACTGGCAGTTCACACATCCTGGTTGGCAGGGAACACTGGTGGCAGATACAGAGGAGAACAGAGACATGTTCCGTTCAACTCTTGCTATGTATATGGAAGGTCTGCCCAAAGAATTTAAGATTCCATTGGTTGCCCATAACCGCAACCAGATGGTTCTCAAGAACAGAAGCAGGTTGTTCTACCAAATTGCGGGAAATAAATCTCGTCTGGGGCAGGGTAAGGCTATCACTTACCTGCACAGTACAGAGACTGCTTCCTACGGCAACGAAGAAGGTATAGCCTCCTTGATTGCCTCTCTTGCAGAGAAGAACCCCGAACGCCTGTACATGTTTGAGAGTACGGCCCAGGGCTTCAACATCTTTCACGACATGTACAAGACCGCTAAGAGCGCCCGTACACAGAGGGCCATCTTCTGCGGCTGGTGGCGTAACGAGTACTACAGCGTGGATGCGGAGAGCAACATCTACAAAGTCTACTGGGATGGCAAGCTCTCAGGTGAAGAGAAGGAATGGGTCAAAGACATCAAGAAGCTCTACGGCTATGAGGTCAACTCCCGTCAGATGGCCTGGTGGCGCTGGAAGATGCACGAAGGCATCAAGGATGAAAGCCTGATGTACCAAGAGTTCCCGCCCACAGAGGACTATGCCTTTGTGATGACCGGCACATCCTTCTTCTCTAACAGCCGCTGTACAGACGCAGCCAAGCTCGCCAAGAAAGAACAACCTGACATGTACCGCTACGTGTTTGGTCAGCTCTTCCAGGACACCGAAGTCATCAGGTCAACAGAACGCTTGGGCACACTCAAGATTTGGGAAGAACCTGTAGACACCGCCTACTACGTCATCGGCGCAGACCCTGCTTACGGGTCAAGCGATTGGGCAGACCGTTTCTGTATTCAGGTCTTCCGTGTGTACGCAGACCGGCTAGACCAAGTAGCAGAGTTTGCAACCAGCGAGATGAATACCTACCAGTTTGCGTGGGTCATCGCACACTTGGCTGGCGCTTACAAGAACTCTACCCTCAACCTTGAAGTCAACGGCCCAGGTCAGGCGGTCATCAACGAGATACGCAACCTCAAACGCTTGGCAACCGCTATGGGAGGCGCTACAGGGCATGGCTTGATGGATGTACTGGGTAGCATGACCAACTACATTTGGAGGCGTAACGACACGCTTGGAGGCCTGTCTAACAGCATTGGTTACCTCACCACCTCCAACAGCAAGGAGAGGATGCTTCAGTACATGAAGGATTACTTTGAGCGCGGGATGATGGGCATCAAGAGCATGGACACGCTGGAAGAGATGAAGGGCATTGTGCGGGAGTCAGGCTTCATTGGAGCGCCTGGTCGTGGCAAGGACGATAGGGTCATCGCATCTGCCCTGGCAGCGGTGGCTTACGCTGAACAAGTACAGCCCCGCCTGATTGCCCAAAAGATTACCTACAACGTGAGCAAGGCTCAAGAGAACTTCACCCCCGAACAACTGGGTGTCGGGCGCAACGTCAGTGATTACCTGAAAAGGATTGGCATGTATGGAACTTGAAATCATTTCAGATGCCCCAAATGGGGAACAAGACAGGGCAAGACTGACCAAACTGTTTGAGAACGAAGGCTTTTACATCCACAGCATGACTTTGCATGTCTTCCCAAACAGCGAACAGTACTATTTCAAAACAGTGGTAGAGCAAAGTGACACCTTTAAGCAAGACTGAACTCAAGCGTCAGATCAAAAAGTTTCTGCATGACAAGGACAGAGGCATCTCTGTAGCCTTGTTTGCAGAACTTTCTGGGGTATCCAAGACCATGCTGATGGATGTTTTCTACTACGAGAAAGAACCACTGTCAGAAATGGTGCAGCGCAGAGTTAACAAAGCCTACATGCAGTGGAAAGCAGGGACAGTCAAGATAATGAAGCGGCAAGACAACACCCGATATGTGGACTACAGAAGGGTTGCAGAACCCCCCATCATGCACGGCATGGGGCTGAAAGTCACATCTGAGGGTATCAAACTGCGTGTTGGAATGGTCAACCGGCACGATTACAGTGAAATTGACCTTAACGAAGCACTAAGAGGGTAACTATGGGCATTCTGAGAGACTATTACTGCGAATCACACGGTGTATTTGAAGCATGGGAGCCTGAGTGCCCCATGAAGCACTGCAAATCCACAATTTCCATCATTCACCTCAAACCTGTGGGCATGAAGTCGGATAAAACCAAGAAAACGGATAAAACCGTCAAACAATTGGCGATTGACTACGATATGACCGACATCAAGACCACCAGAGAAGGTGAATACCAAACTGGCTACATGAAACGCCACAATAAGCTCACTGACAAAGAGTTTGACCAGGCTACAGAGGCCATGCAAGCCCAAAACAAGGAAGCAAGACCTGGTGACGCCGCAATCTGGGGCGGTGGCGGCAGTATCAGCATGAAATCCGTCATGGGTGGACAATTTCAGTCCATTAATGGAGAATCTGTGGGAATTAACCCCAAGGCAGCGGGTAACCTGACCGGCCCTAAACCGGCAAGCTACATGGCTGACCCCGATAACCTACAGGTAAGCAAGCCATGAGAATACCTACCAACGACCTAGACCGTGAAGAGTTCTACCTTGACCTGATTCAAAAGTGTCTGGTCAGCCGTGAAGAACGCAAAGTAGATTACGGCTCCTTGCGTAGTTGGTATCTGTTCGGTAGTGGGCCGGATGAACCTCCGGCTCTCTACAACAAAATCTTTCCGCACATCGACCAGCTCACCTCGTTCCTCTACTCAGCAGAGACAACGCGCTTCAGCATTCAACTGGGTGCGGCTGTCAACGAGACAGAGAACATGAAAGTGCCCACGCTCACCCGTGCGCTTAACGATGAGTGGCTCAACTCCAACGCTGACCAAGTGTTCTCTGCCGCAACCACCTGGGCGCTGTGCTACAACTCTTGTTTTGTAAAGCTGGTTGTCAACAACGGTCTGCACCCTTACCTTGTTGAGCCTTCTTGCATCGGTGTCTTGCGGGAAGATACTCCCTATATGGACAGGCAAGAAGCGATAGTCCATACCTATTACATCACCAAGTCTGAACTCTACGCCCGTCTGTACTCGCACCCCAAACGTGACGCCATCGTCAAACGTGTGAGTTCTACACAGCATGAACGCACAGAGATTGCCAACGGTATTGAGCGCATCATCTTGTCTCAGTCCAACCCAACCATGTACGGTAACGTCAACCTCGACTTGGCTGGCGGCAACCGCTACAAAGCCATCGTGTCTGAAGACACCGTAGAGATGACAGAACTGTGGGTGTGGAACGATGACACCCAAGACTATCAGGTGGTCACAAAAGCAGACCCTGACGTCATCATCTATGACCGACCAGGTGAGTCCGTCTTCATCAAAGGCGAGTTGCCTTTTGTGCAGATTGCCCCCAACCCACTGTACGATTACTTCTGGGGCGGCTCTGAAGTTCAGCGTCTGGTCTACCTCCAGCAGCTACGCAACAAACGCATGGCTGAGATTCTTGACCTGCTCAGCAAACAAGTCTCTCCCCCTACCGCACTCATTGGCTTTACCGGCATTCTTGACGAGAAGAACTTTGCACTCAACCGTGCTGGTGGCTTGCTCGCAACTGACATGCCCAACGCCAAAGTGGAGAAGATGGCTCCCACCATCCCGCCAGATTTATTCCGCGAGATTGGTGAGATTGACGCTATGTTTGAAGAGGCATCAGGCATTGTCTCTGTGTTGCAGGGCAAGGGTGAGTCTGGTGTGCGCTCTTCTGGTCACGCCTCTCAACTGGCTCGCTTGGGTTCATCACGGGCGAAGAAACGTGCGCTGGTCATTGAAGACAGCTTAGAAAAGTTGGCAACGCTGTATCTCAAAGCCATGCAGATATACGACAACACGCACTTCACTGACATCAACAAAAACAAGTTCATTGCTGAGCAGTTCACCAAAGATTACGTAGTGAAAGTGGACGCTCACTCTAACTCGCCTATCTTCATGGAAGACCTGCGCCAGCTTGCGTTCAACTTGTTCAAAGCCCAAGTCATCGACAAAGAATCACTGCTTGACTTGCTTGAGCCTCCAATGAAACAATTGCTCAAAGACCGTCTGAAAAAGATGGAAGAAAAGCAAGCAAAACAGCAAGAGCAGCAAGCCGAACAAAAGCAAGCTGCACAGGAAAAACCCAAGGGGAAACCCGATCTTAAACAGGTGGGATGATGGCAAACGTCAAAAACGCAACACCCAAAGCTGACCAGCCTAAAGTCAGCACAAAAGAACTGTCCCGTGGTGAGCAAACACCGAACTTGACATATCGTCAAACAGGGATTAAAACCTCAGGTGGGCGTAGTCAACGTGATTACGCTCGCAAGTAACTCTGGAGTTGAACATGTACAAAGCACACAAGCGCGGTCGTAAGACTCGCCGGTAATTCCCCCCCAGGAATCGGGTGTGGCTTCCTTCCCGTCAAAAGGTCGCCGCCTTCTAACCATGGAGAAGACTATGCGTAAAGCTCGTAAAGGTCGTAAGAGCCGCAAGTAATTAGACGGGGGCAAC